TGCAACGATTCAAGCTGGTGGATATGTAACGATTGTATTGCTTGATAATTCACTTGCAGCAGGCACTTGGGATCGTCATGATTCCACTCCTTCTAATGTATCTTGGTCAACTAACACATTAGATTATTCTGGCTCAATCACTTCTGCGACATGGAATGGCTCAACTATTGCCTATAATCGAGGCGGTACAGGTCAATCATCAGCTTTTGTAGCGGGTGGTATTGCTTATGGTGCATCAACAACTGCCTTAGCAGTCACATCAGCAGGCACAAGCGGTCAAGTATTAACTTCAGGTGGCACGGGCGCACCGACTTGGTCAACTCCCACCTCTTATGCGACTGTTACCGATGACACCACTACAAATAGCACTCGTTATCCTTTGTTTGCTAATCAAACAAGCGGAAACCTATCAACAGAATATACAAGCTCTACTAAGCTCCAATACAACCCTTCTACTGGCATTTTTACGGCTACAGGGTTTAGCGGTTCAGGAGCAAGTCTAACTAGCCTGACTGCTGGTAATTTGTCAGGAACTATCCCTAGTGGTGTTTTAGGCAATTCTTCGCTTTATATTGGCACTACCGCAGTTCCGTTGAACTCGGCAAGCGGATCAATTACCTCTTTAGCGGTCAATATTAGCGGTTCGGCAAGCTCGGCTACAACTGCGACCACAGCGACAAACGCTACAAACATCGCAATTACAGACAATACAAGTTCTGCGTCAACTTATTACCCTGTTCTATCGTTAAATTCTAGTGGCAATAACGCAGCGACAACTAGCTCTACAAAGCTGAGTTTTGTGCCAAATACAGGTGTTTTAAGTGCTACATCGTTTAGTGGCGCAGGCACAGGATTAACAGGAACGGCCTCAAGTCTTTCGATTGGCGGTAACGCTGCTACAGCAACTTCTGCCACGACAGCCACAAATCTATCAGGTGGAACTGTAGCTGCTACAACAATATCTGCTTCAGGGGTTATAACATCAACTGTAGCCACAGGAACAGCCCCTTTTACAGTATCAAGCACAACTCCTGTAGCTAATTTATCCATTGGTGGTAACGCAGCGACTGCTACTTCAGCGACATCAGCCACCACAGCGACAAATGCAACAAACGTAGCCGTAGCCGATGCCAGCACCAATGCTAACTATTTCCCTACTTTTGTATCTGCTACAGGTAGCAATCAGGCTTTAAAAACAGCGTCATCTACGCTAAAATACAATCCATCAACAGGAGCTTTAAGCACAGGCTCTGTAATTTACATAGCACCATAAGGAAAAATCATGGGTCAATTAGTCTTTCAAGCAACAGCAGGCGGTCAGGTAGCCCTAGTTGGCCCTAATCCTAGCTCTAACTTTTCATTAAATGTTCCTGCTGTAAACGGCAATCTTGTAACCACAGGCGATACAGGCACAGTCACCAACACCATGTTGGCTTCTTCTGCTTATACCGCACCTGGCACAATCGGCTCAGGAACACCTAACTCTGGTGCTTTTACCACTCTTTCTGCAAGCTCAACAGTATCAGGAACAGGATTTAGCACTTATTTAGCAAGCCCTCCTGCTATTGGTGGCACAAGCCCAAGCACAGGTAAATTTACTAGCATTACCAACACAGGACTAACTGCTACTCAAGTTATTTATGCAACCACAGGCGGTTTAGAAACATCGTCTGCCAATATGACTTTTGATGGAACTAATTTAACTACTGGTGGATATAAACTTTTTTATAATACTAATTTATATAATGTAGATAGCACTTTATCTAATTACGCTTCTAATAATAATGTTTATTTGAATGGAAACGCAGGTAGTGGTCTTTCTTTAAGTTCAGATGGTGGACTTACAAATCGCATTAATATATATGGAAGTACTGGAGGAAATTACACAGCATTTACCACCAATAACGCAGAACGGATGCGTATTGATTCTAGTGGTCGTTTGTTACTTGGCACTACTTCTGCTTTATCAAATTCATTAGCAACTTTTGGAAATAATACAGGTTCTCCTGTAGGATGGGGATTCGCTACACTTCAAAATTCAGGTGGAATAACTCCTCCAACTTCTGCTGGTTTATCTATTGGTTGGAATTTTTCTAACGGTGGTGGCGAAAACAATATTGTTTATGGAACTAGCGCTGGCGCAACACCAGGATTAGCTTTTTCTAGCTATAACGGAACTACTACCACAGAACGGATGCGTATTGACTCTAGTGGTAATGTAGGTATTGGTACTAGTAGTCCTTCATATTCTTTACAAGTAAATGGTCAAATTGCTTCATCTAGGTTTTTAGGTGGAACTTCTTATGACGGAGTTTATCGTTATGCATCAAATGGAAATGTTTATACATATTCTGACAGTAGTTATTTAGCTGCTTATACCGCTAACACAGAGCGTATGCGTATTGACGCTAATGGTAATTTGTTGGTTTCATGTACCGCACTTCCAAGTTCTTCTGTATCTGGAAGAACAATCGCAACAGGTTATTTTCAATCTTCTTGTGGTTCAACAACAACTTCTTACACACATTTTTACTTTACTAATGGAAATGGAAATGTAGGAACTATTGTAACCAATGGCTCTTTAACTGCGTATAACGTATCTTCTGACCGCAGATTAAAAGAAAATATTTCACCATTAAATAATGCGTTATCTACAATTCTTGCTTTAAAACCAAGTGAATTTAATTATATTGCTGACCCATCTACACAAATTCAAGGTTTTATTGCTGATGAATTACAACAAGTTGTACCCCATGCTGTAACTGGTGAAAAAGATGCTTTAGATGCAGAAGGAAAACCAATTTACCAAGGTGTTGATGCTTCTTTTTTAGTCCCTCATCTTGTTGCGGCAATTCAAGAACAACAAGCCCTTATCACCACATTGCAGACTCAAGTAGCTGCCCTTCAAGCAAAAGTAGGAGCATAAAATGACAACACTTACATGGCAAATTGAATACATGGATGTGGCAACACAACCTATCGATGGACAAACACAAGTAGTATTAACTGCTGGCTGGCGCTGTATTGGCACAGACGGAACTCATACAGCATCAAATTATGGTTCTTGCTCATTTCCACAGCCAACTACAGGCGGTCAATTTACACCTTATGCACAACTTACCCAAGCTCAAGTATTGGGCTGGTGCTATGAAAATGGTGTAAATCAAACTGAAGTAGAGGCATCTGTTACAGCGCAAGTTAATGCTTTAGTAAATCCACCTGTAACACAACCTGCACTTCCCTGGTCTGCATAATGTTTACTTGGAAAATCTTAGAAGTTTCTGCTAAAGATGGCGTGATAACCCATGCTCGTTATCATGTTACCGCTTTAAGCGAAGATAAATTAGTAGAAACTGAGGGTAATTGGTATTTTGACTGCCCAACTGCAAAAGTGCCTTTTGACCAAGTTACCGAAGAAATGGTAGTTGGTTGGATTGAGGGCGAGGCAGTAAAAGATGGTCAATGCCATATTACCGCTAGATTACAAGAGCAGTTAGAGGCTATGGAAAATAAAGTCATACCTCCGTGGCAACCACAAGTATTTAAACCTGAGATTTAATCATGACACAGCCAATAGACATTATTTCAAGAGCATTAAAAGATATTGGAGCTTTGGAAGCTGGTGAAACTCCAACCCCTGAAGCTGCTCAAGATGCTTTTGATATGCTCAATGACCTTGTAGATCAATGGTCAAACGAAGAAATGATGGTGTTCTATAAGAACGAGATTGTGTTTCCTATCGTTCCTGGACAAACTCAATACACGATTGGCCCTGGCGGTCAAATTGGCGCAATCGTTACAGGTTCAATCTCTGGCAATATTTTGACCATTACAGGTATCTCATCAGGTGCAGTAAACGTAGGTCAAACACTAAGTGGCACAGGCATTACAAATGGCACAAAGATTGTCGCTATGCTTACAGGCGCAGGAAACAACGTCAATGAAGCTGGCACATATCAAGTTAACATCAATCAAAACGTTTCCTCTACAACGATTAACTTATACTATCAACGCCCATTATCAATAGATTCTGCCTTTGTTCGTATCAATACAAACTCTAATGGTGTTCCTATTGTTAATGGTGGTTTGGATTACCCAATCGCAGTTTTAGCGGTTGAAGAATACGAAATGATTGGTTTAAAGACTTTAAATGGCCCGTGGCCAAAAGCGCTTTACTATCAGCCAAGCGAGTCATTAGGTAATATTTATG